ATTTTGTTCCAGTAGACAATTTCCTAATAGTCATCGAATCTTCTTTGTTCCAGTCAAATCCTCTATTGTCTAAATGGTCTATCCAGTAATCTTGCCATTGGCAGTTTACGTGATGATGTCCCCGTTGGCCTGGAGTCCCGTGAGTCATAAAAATATATTTTCCACAGCATAATGTATCTAACAAATTACTAATAAATTTTTCCTCTATATGCTCAACTACTTCAATACAATTTACCATATCAACGTCTGTTGTAAAACTTTTTTCTGTTAAATCAATTTTGGTTGTAGGATATACAGCATTGTCTACATTCTGTTGTAGTCCTTCTATTGCAACTGCATTAAGTCCTTGTTCTGAAAACCATTTGGGTGCATGTCCGTATCCGCTTCCTACATCTAGCACCGACTTGATTTTATATTTTTCTATAATATAATTCCAACTCTCGGGGCAAAAAGTGTGTCTATTAACCTCTAGATTGTTTCCACCTAGGTGCGGATGTTTGTCGTCTAATACAACTTTTGTCATAAACTCTCCTTAAACATTTACTTATACAGATTACAGACTAGCGTCTTCCATACCAGCAACTCTGAGCTTAACAACATTAGTAATTTGCCATTGCTTTTGATCAAGTGCCTTAAGAACACCTAACCATTTGTTACGCATAAGAGCAAACTCGTTAATAATCTTTTCATAATCAACAACGTCTGCCTCACCGTCAACGTATTTTTCAACGTCACGGCTAGACAGAGCTCGTTGATAATTTTCAAGATACTTTTTAAAATATGAGCTACGCAATCTACGTAGTTCAATATTTAAATAGTTTAATATTGCTTCAACTTCTTGCAGTTGATTAAAGCGGTGTTCGACAATGCCCGGCATTGCTGCCGCTGCTCGTTCCACATTGCCTTGTAGTTTTACTTCTTTACGAGCTTCAGAAAGTTCGCTGTCAAAGTGAGCTACTGCATCAGGGATCTTAGAAATATCTCTTGATATTTCACTATACCAGCCCATTACCAGTCCTCTTGTTCGTCATCGTATGCATCTTCGTCAACATCAAGATAGTAGTTAATTGCATTATCAAGATCATTACAGTTGCCAAGAGCGTTTTTAAAATGCTCATCATCTGCACCATAGTCGGCACAAACATCAACAAAACGTTCTGCAACAACTTCAATATTTTTCTTGTCAATGCTATCCTTAAACACTGTCCATATGTCAACAATTTGTGATTCATCCATTAACAGGCTCCTCGATTGGTTCTACTTCGTCATCTTGGATATTTACCTTTTCACTTGATAAATTCACATAATCTGACATTACCATATCGAGCAGTTCACCTGACCAGTTTTTGCGATACTCTTTGTGTTCTTCACCTTTTGTATCGATATACTTGAGTCTGTTACCATCTTTGACTAATAAACCTTTCTTTTCAAAAAGTTCTACAAGTCCGCTGTAAGGATTCATACCTGTTTCGTATGGAATCTTAACCTGTACGCCTTCGAAAGGTTTTGCATAACGAGTTTTCATTACTTTACAACCTGCACGAATACCACGCACTTCACTAATCTTATTGCCATCTTCATCTTCTTTTAGTTTCAACTTTTTCATTGCTACTACAATAGATGATGCATAGATAAAGCCTTGACCACCTGAGATTTTATCATCTGGGTCAAACATATCTTGCGATGCGTAAGTGTGGTTAGTACATACAAGTCCTACGTTATGCGAACCAATCATGTTAACTGTGTTACGAACAAGTGAAGTCAATGCCTTAGGCTTACGACCCATATCACCTTTCATATCACCTTTGTTAAACTGATCAACGTCTGTAGGTGTTAACAACATACCTAAACTATCAATAACAAACAATACCTTAGGACGATCTTCTTCATCCATTGCTTTGTAATCTGTCATAAATGTTGAAATAGTTTTTGCAACATCATCAATCATTGACATGTTTAGTTTTAGTAGTTTTTCTTCCGATGTGTCTACATCTAGTGCATGTAGCCAACTTTCATCAAGTGCATTCTCTGAGTCAATTAATACAACAAAGATGCCTTGATCTTGTGCCGCCTTTACAATGTTACCTGCACAAATATATGATTTACCTGCGCCAGACTCTCCTGCAAAAACAGTAACCTTACCCATAGGCACACCTTTATGAAAGTCGCCGCTGATAAGATAGTTGAGTGCATAGTTACCTGTACTAATCCAATCAGTGGGATCGTTAAATCCTGCACTCATGCCTGAAATGGATTTTGTAAGAGCAGTTCTAAACTTGCTCGGGTCAAATGATTTGGCCATTATATCTCCTTTACAAAGTTATTGGGAGGGATTGCTCCCTCCCTGTGCTATTAGTTTTGTTGTCTTGAACGGATCATTGCAAGAATGTCTTGTGCCTTACCATCACCTGCAGGCTCAGCGGCTGGTGCCGGAGTTGCCTCTGGTTGTGATGCTGGAGCAGTTTCTACAGCTGGTGCTGGAGTTTCTGCTTTAGGCTGTTCAGTTCTTGAAGTTGCAGTACCGTTTGAAGATGATACATTTGGATCACCTGTACGTGCTGCCATTCCCGCAGGGCGGAAATACTGACCAAAACGATCAGCATCATAAGCCTCGCCATCAACAGATGCTTCAAACATTTCTTTCATTACCTTAATCTCTACATCAGTAGGTTTCTTAGGTAAAAAGTCTCCCAAGTTAAACAATCCGTTTGTGTTAACTGCTTGCATCTCTGCATCACCAAGTGGACGCTCTCTACGTGCCCAGTTTGATGTTGAGTAGTCTGCATAACCACCTTTGGTTGTTTTTGCAAGACGGAAGTCTACACCAGCAGTATAATCTGTTGGCAGTTCTTCCATGTCTGGATCCATTAATGCCGCTTTGATAATTTGGAAAATTTGTGGACCAATGATAAATCTACGGATTGGATTTTCCGGAGTTCTATCTTCTTGTAATGGTGTATCAGCTACAAAGCCTTGGAATACGTATGAACGTTTTTTCCAATACTTACGACCCATGTCTTCAAGACTTGGATCTTTAAACCAACCGCGTACCTCATTTAAGATATCGCATGTTTCACCATACATTTCCATACATGGAATTTGTACCTGTACAGGACGTGAATCAGTTTCACCTTTGATTCCTGCAAATGGAAGTTTAATCATCAAACGTTCTTTCCAAAAGAAAGTGTTTGACTCATCGCCATCAGGTAAGAAGCGTAGAGTACTTGTCTCTCCTTCTTTCATATTCCAAAATGGGAAAATTGCGTTGTCGCCGCCGCTTGAACCACCGCTTGTGCGTGATTCTTGCTCTTTTAGTTTTGCTCTTATTTCAGCTAATGATGCCATAGTTTTGCCTCCTTATATATTGCCTATTGCATTGTGCCTTTAATATCATATAGCACATTATGTACTATACAATAATATTTAGCAGAAGTCAAGTGAAATCTGCTAAGATCTTGAAATAATTTTACTTTTATTATGCTACAGTAATGCTTGAAGCTGCGACCACGTCCGAACCGCTGATATCGATGTCGTTTGGTCCGATTGATGTTGTTGTTGCACCGCTATCTTTACCAATAGTTCTAATACGTGCTTGTAACTCTGATGCACTATTGATATTTTTATCCATTACTAAGTGTATAACACCACTATTATCATTTACTACAAAATATGCAAGTGGGCTGATTTCTCTTATAATCTGTGCAACTACTTCGTTATATGCATCATCTTCTGCTCTTAAGTCAATTGCTGTGTTAGATGCGTTCTCTACAGTTAGTTTATAGCAAAATGCATTTGGTGAAAACATAGTGCCTACTGTTGTTTTATCTCCGCCCGTAGCATACGAACGTCTTTCTGTTGATGGTATTACTGCCATTTGTTCTCTCCTATATTTTAATTAGTTAACCCAGCTAATTCTCTCATTTGAGCCATTTCTGCATCATGCTCTGCACTTGCTTCTTGTCTCATTTGAAAATCTTCAAACTTGTGCTTAATTGCTTCAATAAAGTCTTTTGCATTGTTTATATATTCTTCACCGTAATCTTTTTCTACTGCTGTTAGCACTGCTGTTTCGCCCTTTGGAAACTGTCCTGTTTCTCTATCAAACAATGAAAGAACAAATTCAGTAACTGGTATCTTTTTGCCGTCTACTTCCATTTCGTCTTCGTCATCGTCTTTGGCTTTTTTAAGTGCCATTGTAAATGCATTACCTTCTTTTTCTTGTGACTGATAGTAATCTAAAAACTCTTTGTGTTTAGGATGTGCTTCCGCCGCATCTGGACTTTTCTTATAAATCTTTAACCATGACTTATATTGTAGATCATCATCCATTTCATCAACTGGTGCATCTTCTAATCCATTTTCAACAACATCGTCTGCCCAATTTTCAAATGCAAAGAAATCATCTGGCATTGTTTCATTACTCACAGCCATATCCATATCGCCGTCATTGTCAGCATCAATCATAATCCAATTTTCACCTTTTGGATCTTGACAGTCATGTGGGCAGTCAGTAGTTGGATTACCAAGAGTGTCTCCACAGTCTTTACATTTAAGTGTTTTCATTCCTTCTTCAATAAAGTCTTCAGGACCAAGTTCTTTTGCTTTGGTCTTTTCGTTTACTAACTTGTAGATATAAGGAAATACATCTTTGAGCTCTTCGTTAAATTGACGAATTGTTAATTGATCAATCCAATTACTTGAAACTTCTTCTGGTACTTCTTCTAGCACAGGTTTTTCAAAACCTTCAAAAGCTGTTTTGTAATGAGTAGGTTTTTGAAGCTGTTCAATTGTCTTTTTTACTGTGTCAATTCTTTCGTATACTACATCCATGTAACCTTGTAAACCTTCAGCCATTACACCTGAGCGACCCATGTAATTTTTGAACTTACGTAGTTTGTTTAGTTCTTCTGAAAGACTAACAATATATTTGCCAAAATCATCATAAGCATTACCGCCTTCGCTTACGTGACGTGCCATTGCTCTTGCACCATTCAAATGTCTATAAGGATATCTAAATCTTTCTCCTTGATCACTTTCAATATAGATTGCTTCTACATGTTGTGTTCTACCATGTGCAAGTTCTTGGTTTACAGGCTTGCTGTGTCTAAGTGCAAGTCTTGCTGTGCCAACATCTTGGTAACTGGTCTTGCTAGTACCATACATCTTTGATTCGCTCATTGTTATGTCTCCAGTATTATTTGCTAAAAATTTATAATCTCTGCGGTTGAGATTTGATTTTGTAATGTCTCTAGTATCAAAATTTAACAGTCTTTTCTTTGCAAAATAGCGTAGTTCTTTTAAAAATCCATACCACTTTTCTTTGGTAAACGCATCCTGTCCTTCAACAAAATTATTACTATACATAACGCTTAGGCTTTTTTCATCAACACTTATACTAATTTTTCCTAAGTTTTTATCACCTTCTTTGAAATCAAAATCAAAAAATCGTGCTTCGTTTGGTACATTAGTTACAACTCCTTCTTCGTTTCCTATTGTAACCGAAGGGAATCTTCCTCTAATTTTGTTAAACAGCTCTTCGCCTATTAAATCCAAGTTTTTCATATTAATATTTATCAATAGTTGCTGCTAATGAAGATAGGCATTGGTGGTTCGTAATCTTCTGCTGACTCCATGCTTTTGAATGTGTTATACACTCTCGGATCCCAATCTCTAAGCACACTCATTATTCTTATAACAAGTAGTGTAGCACTGATAAGATCATCTGTTTCGCCTGTCTTAGCTTTGTAAGTGCTACCTGTAGCAACAAATCCTTTCAGTTCACTAATCATAGCGCCTGAACTTATTTTCATTTTGTCGTTTTCTATCATTGTTTTCAATCTACTACATGCACTAATTTTAGTACTGTGAGTAGTGTTAAACCCTTTACGGAATTTGCGAACGTGCCCTTTGCGCATAGGTTCGCTAACAAACAGTCCGGGTATATTCTCTTCGCCAAAATCATTTATAACAATTAGGGCAGCTTCACCTATTGAATTGTTTTCTACACTCCAATAAATGCCTTGTGGGTTACCTGTTTCATTTGCTATATGATTGCAAATGTCAGCAAGTATACGAATTTGTCCTGTAATAGGTGTAGTATTATGCCGCCACTCTGCAACTTGTTTGTATGTAGGAAGTTCAAACACTTGTATAGCAGCATGATCGCCACCTGTGCCCATTGAAGGATCAAGCGCAATAATATATGTTTTATCTTTTCTAAGTTTTTCATACCAACGTGTTTGACCCATATTCATAATTGGTGTCTCTGGTTCAAATGTTGCAAGTTTAATAGAACTTATAAGAGTTTCGTCAAATACTAGAAACTCACATTCATATTCTCTACGAAAACGTTCTTCACCAATCCGCCCAAGTTCTTCTGACTTCCATTCATCGTCTCTGTCTGGATGTTCACTCCAGTGACATGTGAATGAATGAAATCCATTTACCCCTACATCTTGTTCGTTACCGTGTTCGTCATATTTCTTTTCAGCTTCTTTCCAAATAACAGCAAATGTGTCTTCGTCTGAATTAGGTGTTGAAGTAATAATAGCACGACCACCTGTTGCAAGTGTAGGTGATATTGATGTCCAAAATTCGTCTGCAATCGTAGGACTAACAAATGCAAACTCGTCACAGTATAGTAAAGATATACTCATACCTCTTCCTGTGTTACCTGTTGTTGTTGCACTTACTATCCTACTGCCATTTTCAAATTCCATACTACCTTTGTTGTAGTTAACAACACCTGCCCGTATGTGATCAGGACATAGTTCATACGCATATCTTACTCTTTGCATAATTTCTTGTGCACCTGTGTATTTGTGAGCAGCAATAAGTACAGTTTGATCGGGATTGAACATTGCATACCATAGCAAATATATCGCTGCACAAGTAGTCTTACCTGTTTGTCGTGGTAACATATTAATGTTGAATCTATGGTTATGATAACTTTTTAGCAAGCGTTCTTGATAGTCATAAGGATCAAATAACAGTTTACCTCTTACAGGGTGTTGTATGTATGCAAACTTCTCTGCAAAATACAAGTATCCCGTATCAGGATTCATACACTGCATTAGATCATTGATCTGTTCTTCAGTGAAGGTTTCTCGTTGATTTGCTTTTTTGGTGAGAACACCATCTAAACTTTTACTCATGAAAGTATTTAACCAAAAAATTAGCGACTTTCGACGCTATTGATTATTAATCTTTTTTAGCTGTTTTAGCTGCGTTTTTCCAATCCTGCTCACTTGGAGCGTCTGGATGATTCTTTGATCTACTTGTGCCTGCTTCTTTACGTTTATTCACATTGTAGTAAAGACCTTTGGATTTTTCTTCCAATGCTTGATATAGTTGTGCTTTTATACTATTTTCTAAAGCCATCGGATTGTCGCCATCCTGTGTTGCTTTGTACGCTTTTTTCTTTCTGTGAATACCACCTGACTGATACATATAGTCGTCATCTTTGTATTCTTCGTCTGGTGAATTGTCCCAACCACCTTCTTCTACTTCTTCGTCATTGATTCTTAAATCGCCTGGTTCCTGTCCTGACAACTTAACTATCCTATCCATGTCGTCATCGTCACCTCCGCAAGGTGAATCAGTATATGGTTCTGGATCTGGTTGGTGCATGTGTGCCACTGGCATTGCATCTGGCATGCCTGCATTTCTTAGGATTCCTAATAGTTCTGCTAGTTCTGCCGCGTTGTCTGCTGATACATTCATGCTTGCAGCTTCTAGTATTGGATCTTGATCAAATTGTCTACTTGTTACAACAGGTTGTCCTCCACCTGCTCCTACAATTTTTGCTTTAGGATTTTTCTTTACGTATGCTTGTAATGTTTCTGGTGCTCCATAACCTCTTGTGACTGTTCCGTCTTTTGCAGGAATATCTACATATGGTTTTGGATATTTTTTCTTCATTTGTGCTACGTTGAAGTTTGCTGTGCTTGGACCGTTGGACCCCATTTGTACATAAACTTCTTTGCCTACTTTAGGTGCCGCCGGTTGTGCTTGTCCTGCTCCTGCAGCTTTTTCGGCATCAGTAGCACCACCTGCTGTTGAAGCATTTGGAGTACTTGTTGCTGCCGCATCTCCACCCTGTACCGCGGCTGCTGTGGCATCTGCTGGTCCATCAACGCCTGCTTTTGCGTTAGGATTTGTTGCTGGTTTTGAACCTGCTGCCATAGCACGATTTGTTCTATCTATATATTGTTGATATGCGTCTTGGTTACTTTGTGCCCACTTTGTGTCTCCTAGCTTGGCTAAAAGCTCACTTAACTTGTCAATTTGTTCTTGAGTTGCTTCAAATATTAATGATTCTGCAATGCGGATTGCACCACGCATTGAGCTAATAAGATCTTGATCAGCACTTGTTGCTATAACTTCTGGATCGCCGCCGGAAGGTGCTGGAATTTCAGGTTGTCCTAATTGGTCTAACAATTTATTTAATTGATCAATTACTGCTTGTGTATCAGCATCTGGTTTGGCTGGTGCATCTGCTGGTCCATCAACGCCTGCTTTTGCGTTAGGATCTGTTGCTGGTTTCGCACCACCGCCTGATTTTACTTGTTCTATTTTTGCTAGTGTGTTAGATCCTGCTTGTCCATCTACTTGTAAACCGTTAGCTTTTTGAAATTCTTGTACTGCTTTGAATGTTCCGTTGCCATATTTGCCGTCTACACCGTTTGGATCAAATCCTAAATCTTGTAGATCCTGTTGTAATTTTTCAATTTCTGGCATTGCTTTTTTGCCGCCTTCATTGTAACGTGTCATTAGATCCTTTTGATTTTGTTGAGGCTCTTGATTAT